TTGAACCCGAAGATTTTATTCCTTTAATTATGAATGAATTGAATAATGAAGATTTTCATACTGTATATATTAAAGAGAATACCGATCACGGATTTTCAACGACCGTTAAATTGCCTAGTCAAGGAATTTACATAATCTATAAAAATAAAGAACCAATTTATATTGGTTGTTCTACCAATTCGATACACTCTCGAATTGGTAGATTTATTGCTGGTGTTCGTGGAACAGAAAGATTTGATGAAAATCATTCAGCAGCTTATAAGTATATTGAAGTGTTTGGTCGAGATTTGACTGATATTAGTATAAAATCAGTTCCATTACAACCTTCAGATTTGCCAGATTATTTGGATGTGGAATCTATTGAAAGAGCTTTGATACTAAAATTAAAACCTCTTTTCAATAATGAAACTCATTATGATTATGTTTTTGAGAAGGGTGTAAAAGTATTCTCATCAAAAGAACAAAAAGATGCCAGATTTATTTAAAGAAATTATACCCTCCATTCTACAGACCAAAAAGAATCCTTTTAGGGACGAATTGGATCTAAAGGATTATAACGGTTTTGTCGTTAACCGTGCATTGTCATACCACATGGATTGTGTACTTTATGTTAATGAGATGAATAAGAACCCTGGACTGTCACCAGATTTACAGTTCCAGTACCTTCTAAATACCATTAGGCCGATGAAACGGAAATTCGAACCGTGGCAGAAAGCATCGGTCCATAAAGATCTAGAATGTGTCAAACAGTATTTCGGTTACTCTAATGAGAAAGCCAAAGAAGCTTTGCGTATTCTAAATGATGAACAAATCGCTGAGATAAGAAAAAGAACAGACAAAGGCGGAATGAAAAAATCATGATTTCGATTACAGATTTAATAGAAGTTACATTAGAAGAAAAAGATGATTTCTTGAAGGTGCGTGAAACTCTTACTAGAATCGGTGTGGCTTCCAAAAAAGACAGAACTTTATACCAATCTTGTCATATTCTCCACAAACAAGGAAGATATTACATAGTACACTTCAAAGAATTGTTTGCCTTAGATGGTAAACCTAATGACATTTCTGAGAACGACCTTTCACGCAGAAACGCCATTGCTAAATTACTTGAAGATTGGGGCTTAGTAAATATTGTCAACCGCAGTAGCGTGGAAACACCACAACCAATATTCCTTTCACAGATTAAGATAATCTCTCATAAAGAGAAGGAAGACTGGAATCTGGTTACCAAATATAATATTGGTAAAAAACCAGGAACTTATTGACAATTAGTATAAATACTGATATAGTATATGTGCCGTGCCTATTGGGCGGCAATTTTGATTAACTCGCTTAACCAAGGAGAAACTTATGAAACAGTACCTCAACACGGCTATTGATTCGGTTCAATACGCCAAAACTCAATTCCTTAACACATTTGTAAATGAAGAAATCATTCGTGAGCCACTACAACTTTTTGTAGATGCTCAGGCACAATTCGCTCGTCAAATGGTTCACGCCTCTGATGTTTTTATTGATTCTGCCACAAAATATGATTTCGCTGGTGCTTTCGAAAAAGCATTCAAACCTTTCAAATCAGCTGTTTAAGGAGATATATTATGAATACATTCCCTAGCCTTATTGACTATTCAAAACACTTGCAACCTTTTTCTATTGGCTTTGATAAATTTTTTGATGAAGTGTCACAAATGACAACTGAGATTGGTAAAAAAGCAATTGCAAATTACCCACCTTACAATATCAAACAAGTTGAGAAAAACAAGTACATTATTGAATTGGCAGTAGCAGGTTTTGCCAAATCTGATATTGAAGTCACATTAGAGGGTAATAAATTGGTTATCAAAGGTTCCGCAAAAGAAGATGAAGATGCTGATCAATACTTCTATAAAGGAATTGCTAACCGCAACTTTATTCGCACGTTTACATTGGCAGACAAAATTGAAATTAAAAATGCCGAAATGGTAAATGGTATGTTAAAAGTTTGGTTAGAAAATCTGGTACAAACTCAAGATGCCATTAAGAGGATTACCATTAACGGTGATGAGTAGTTGGTAATAATACGGAGAGGTACTTGACATACCTCTCCTTTTGTAGTATCATTATAATATGAAAAAAGTGAAAACTCCTACCATTTTAACTGTTCGTACCAAAACGAACCAGCAGACCTATTATACTTGGTCACATTGGCCGTCAAAAAATATTGACGGCATCACTTTTATTCCTGTTAATAAATTTATTCCAAATAATGATTCTTTGAAAGAAGTTCATTATATTAAAAAAGATAATATTGAGTATGTCAAATAAAATTTTAAATTATTTGAGATATTCTGGTTTCAATATAACTTTTAAATGTAATCCTTTTCATTGGCGAGTTGATGCATATATAACGAAATCTGATGAATGGCTTATTGATAATGATACTGTGGTTATTGAAATGTTATGTTTAACTTTTAGAATTTGGATTGATGACGGTTATTGGTGATTCTGCGTCTGTAGCTCAATTGGTTAGAGCAGCGGACTCATAATCCGTTGGCTGGGGGTTCAAGTCCCTCCGGACGCACCATTTTATTATGAAACAAAAATATATTGACGCATACATGGATGTTGCACACCGCTTTGCTCAGTTATCAACTGCAAAGCGTTTACAGGTAGGTGCAATTATTGTCAAAGATGACAGGATCATTTCCATTGGTTATAATGGTATGCCTGCCGGTTGGACAAACGATTGTGAATACCGAGATTATAGATCACCATACGAACATGAATTCCGTGAAGAAGATGGCACAAGTTATAATCTAAAGACCAAACCAGAAGTCATCCATGCAGAAGCCAATGCGATTGCGAAACTCGCTAAAGGTCCTGAATCAGGAGACGGTTCCACGATGTTCCTAACCCATGCCCCGTGCATAGATTGTGCGAAACAAATCTACACCTCTGGAATTAAAAAGGTTTACTTTCGAAAACATTACCGTGACAGCCACGGAATCGAGTTTTTGAAACAATGCAACATAGAAGTAGAAATTTCACCTGGTGAAATTAATTAGTCAGATAAATAATGTATATCAAGGGAAAGGACCTTAGATGAAACTCAGCATCGTTAAATGTCCTGATAAAGAACGCTTCCGTCCTTACGTGAAGCGTGCAGCTCTCTTTTATGCCGAAAATTTGTTATCTAAGAAATTAATGGATAATATCTATGTACAAATCAAGTTTAATGATAAAATAGATGTGTATGGATATGCTAGTGTTGAAGAATACAATGATTCTGGAAAACCAAGAGAATTTTTAATTGAATTGAATCCAGGCATTGGTGCAAGAGATATTTTAGAAACACTCGCTCACGAAATGGTTCATGTTAAACAATATGCCTATTCTGAGATGAATGAATCATCAACCCGTTGGCGTGGTACTAAAGTCAACGTGGATAATATGGATTATTGGTTTGAACCATGGGAAATAGAAGCCTACGGTATGAGCACAGGATTATTTACTAAATTTGTTATTAAAGAACAATTGCATAAAATATTTAAAAACATTCAAGATCCAGACACACCTATAGTGCCAGAACCAATTGGTTGGATAGAGGGTCAGCAAGAGGATTTTGTAAGTCAAATTTAAAATATAATTAACATTCAAAACCTCAAGGCCTAAAAATCTTGAGGTTTTTTATTTGGAATAAAAGACAACAGTTCGCTTGACAAATTAATGTGGCAATGTTATGATTGTATTTGTTCTTTAAAAAGTAAAAGGGGGAGTGAGCGGCATTGACACGCCTACTCTTAAACAACAGCCACTCGTTGGGAAACGCTTGGTGTGCCCTTTAACATTGGGTAGCGAGCAGAACAGGTTACTGCACCGGACTGTAAATCCGGCGCCTTAGGCATACGGGGTTCGAGTCCCTGGCTACCCACCAATAATAGGTGAATAATGGAACTAGAAGCAAAACACTATGATACGATAATGGACTGCTTGGATGAGTTTGATTTTGAGAAAGTCCATACCGTAATGAAATACCTCAATTGGACCTGGTCCGATGTAAAAGGAGTGCCAGAGATACCTGACCTTCGAAAGCATTGTAGGAAATATCTACAAGAAGTGGTTCGTGGTGCATTAGAACGAGAAAACGAAGGTGGTCAATACGTCATGGCCAGTGGTGGATTTCGCTTTGAATCCTGGGTTTATCCGGATGGTTTTCTATGGCTAAGAATGTCCTTTGATATTGCTGATTGGGATAACTCAGAATGAACGGATACGGTGCAAGTTGGAACCGCCATTGCCTTGTAGTGCGAAATGGTATGTTGCTTGTTGTAATTAATAAAGGGGTGAGGTCTACGGTATGAAATTCTCTGAACTTGTAAATTTGATCCGTGACTATGAAGATGCCACATGGTCGCCTACTGCTTTGGGTATTAAATTTGGTTGTGATTGTGGGTGTGGTGGTGATGCTTATACTGCTGAATCTTGGGACGAAGCAGAACAAGCTGCTGCCGATGCTATTGTAAAGGCAAAAGAATTTTGTACTAAATGGGGATTTGATTATGATGGGATGGAATAGAAAATGAATACACGCAGAGAATTTTTCCGTAAGGCAGGTATCTTTGGTGCTGCCATTGCTGCACCTGTTGCGACTACTGTGGTCGTGACGATGCCAGAGACAAAGAAAGAGAATGAGGATGTATCTCATCTGAAACCTGAAGGTAATCAGAACTTAGTATTGAAAGGTGGATTGTCACAAAAACCGATGGCACCTGACCTTCGGGCGGATGGATTTGCACTTACTGGTTTTGAATTTACTCACAATAATAAAGTAGAAATGTCTGTTGGTAAAGATGACAGGCTATGGATCAAGGTTAATGATGAATGGAAACGAGTGGCGGTGGAAGCATGACACACCAAGAACTTATTGATACACTAAGAACGGCAAGTGAAACACAGGACAACATCGCATTGAAGATGTTACTATTAATGGCAGCAGATAGAATTGAAGGACTAATCCAATGAGTAACCTACATTATCATACTATGTAAAATTGTGGAGATATTATGAGTCAGTTACATCAAGAACAAAATGAGTGTGAATATGCAGACGATGCTCTGGAATTTTATATAAAGGAAAATCTACGTCTCAGGCATACGGGGTTCGAATCCCTGGCTACCCACCATATATAAGGGTTTGCCCCTTTAGTTAAATGGTATAACACTTAAAAAGTATAAATAGTTATACCATTAAGAGGTTTTTAAATATGAGTAAAAAATTAACATTCAGTTGTTTAAGTTGTAAAAAAGAACATACAACATTGAACAAATATTCAAACAAAAATTTATTTTGTTCTATACAATGTCAACAAGACCATAAATTAAATGAATCCGTAAAAACAGGTAAAGCTAGTTTTAGGACCTTAAAAAGATATTTGATAAAAGAAAAAGGTAATAAATGTTGGACTTGTGGAATAACAGAATGGAATGGAAAATCAATAATTATGGAATTAGAACATATTGATGGCAATTCTGAAAATAACTCTTTAGATAATTTATCAATCATTTGTCCAAATTGTCATTCGCAAACGCCAACATACAAAGGAGCAAATAAAGGTAAAGGAAGACATTATCGTAGAGTTAGATACTCACAAGGAAAAAGTTTTTAGCCTTCAAAACATAGGTAGCGATGTACCCGCCTTGTAAGCGGGAAAGTTCGGCGCAAATCCGGATGAAGGCACCAAACACGGAGTATAGCGCAGCCTGGCTAGCGCATCTGCTTTGGGAGCAGAGGGTCGTAGGTTCGAATCCTACTACTCCGACCATTTTTTAGAGTAGTGTATATGAAAATATTAAAAGAGCTTTCAGAAAAAGATAAAAAAGAAATATTATTATTGTTTTTGATAGCACTATTTTGTACGACATTAGTTATATTAGCCATTGCATGGTCGAGAGGCCGTGATGTTGACTACTTCAAAGAACGGATACTTATATTTGAAGGTAGATTAGATGGTATGCATAAAGTCATACATGATACAAGAGATAAAAACGATATTGTGATAGAACGATTAAAAGAAACAAATGAAAAACTTGATAAAGTGATCGATAAACAATTAGATCAAGACAAATGGATAGAGGAGTGGAAAAAACTTCCACAATTACCAAAACCAAAAAGGTGACTTTATGAAAAAAATCAATCTTGAAGAAGTAAAAAACTTTATTGAAAACCAAAGTGCAGAAACAAAAATTTATATTGGTTGTGATTCTGAAAGATTCAAGATTGATAAAGTGTGGTATGCAGATTATGTTCTAGCAATTGTAATTCATATTGATGGAAAACACGGATGCAAATTGTTTGGTGAAGTATACCGTGAAAAAGATTATGATCAAAAACAAAATCGTCCAAGATATCGATTGATGAATGAAGTTTATCGTGTAAGTGATTTATATTTAAAACTTGCAGATGTTTTAGAAGGTCGTGATGTTGAAGTTCATCTGGACATTAATCCAAATGAAATGCACGGTTCAAATTGTGTTATCAACGAAGCCATTGGTTATATTCGTGGTACCTGTAATGTCATACCAATGGTCAAACCTCAAGCCTTTGCGGCATCATATGCGGCTGATAGATTAAAAACTTTAAACATGGCATAATTGTTTTTTTCGATCAGCGTCATAAAAAAATATCATACCGGTAATAAGTCATTTTTGTGTTGCTTTGCAATAAGTAATAATGTATAGTTTATTACTATCAATGTTAATTATTTGAAAGGAAAAATAAATGAGTGTCACAATTAAAAATCTGGAGGCTGCTTTTGCTGGAGAATCGCAGGCCCATGTGAAGTATCGATATTTTGCAAAACTTGCTCGTGAACAAGGATATGAGGAAGTCGCAAAACATTTTGAACATACCGCCGAGCAAGAAGTGAAACACGCATGGGGTCATCTAGAACTCCTTGTT